ATCTATTTGAAATTTTAAATGATCCTCGACGCTCGTCTCGTGTAGCTGGTCGGCCGCTGCATCAATAACTGAAGCAAAAGTTGTTGCAAGTTTATTAAATTCTTTTTCATAAGGAACGTAAACTGCAAACTCGGCACAAGTTTCAAATAGTGCACCAAAGTCAGTTGTAATACAATACAATCCTGCGGCCATAGCTTCTATTGCTGTAACACAAGATGTCTCTTCCCAAATATTAGGATAAGCAAACATATGATAATTTTTTAAATTTTCTTTTATAAATTCATTGGGTTTGTAGCCAACATAGGTTACATTAGGAAGTTGTGTGGCTTGATCGTATAAACTTTTAAATTGATTATCATTTGCTTCTTTAAATTTATCTCCATAAATTTGTGTTGAAGAATATACATCTAAATGAATTAATGGATTTTTAACAAGTTGCATTGCAGCTAATAATACATTTAAACCTCGCCATGGTGTTGAAGTGTAGATTAGTTTAATAGGATCACCTTTTTTATATTTTAAATTTCTAGGTTCAATCTTATCTATTGCATTTTTAATTACTAAAGATCTGTGTGTTGGTATATTAAACATCATTCTAAATTTTTCATAACTCCAATGAGAGTTGAATACATACCAATCATATTTATTGTGATTGTTTTTATCTTTAAACCACGGCACTAAATTGCCTTGATCATATGAATTATGTTGCCAGAGTATGTTTACTTTAGTTGGATGTAGAGGTATTTTCTCAGGTATGGAAGCAGTTATTTGAACTTGTTCTAGTAACTTTTTATCTACATGTCTTTCTAAGAGCTCCATTTGTAGCTCTGTTCCACCTCTTGGATTCATTTTTGGCTCATAACTTTCTGCAATAATTCTAAACCTTTATTTGAAATAGTAACTGATAAATCTTTTTGTAAATCTTCAATTGTGTTTTCTTTTAAAAAATCTTCCATAGTATTGTATGTCTTTCCAGTTTTTTTACTTCTTATTATTTCTACTGTCTTACATTCTATCTTGGGTAAATTATCCATTTTCTCCAGTCCTACTTAACAAAGCATAAGAGATTTGTCCAGAGATAGCATTTGCTGTATCTGCTTGAACTAATAAACTATCTCCTTCTTCTAATACAAGTGCATTGTGTACAGCATTATCATGAGAATTCGCTGCAACTTTACTATGGTAAAATTTATAAGTAGTTGAGGTAGAAAAATCATGAAAAGAATAATCAACATCTTTTGTACCACTAGTATCATTAGTAACTGATATTTCTTTTATAATAGCAACGGTAGAAGTGCTAATAGTTAACACTGTTGTTAAATTAGTTGTAGTTAAATCATAACCTTGATTTTTATAATTGATAGCCATTATTCCGTAGGTCCACTAAATATAAACCAATTAAATGCTTCCATCTCATCTTTTAAATCTTTTTGAAAAGAAAAGTTTAATTGATCTTTAATTGTATTAATTGATTCAAGTATTTGTCTTTGATTAGAAACATCATACTCAGGTGATGGTTCTGGTATATATGCAGTTATCTTTGCCATTATCTTCTTCCTCCTGCTTCAATATCTAATCTTAAAGTTCCGTATCTCCAAGATTGATCTATTGCATCGTTTTCAATTTTTAAACTCACTTGTCTTCCTCGCACGCGCGTATCTACTTTATCAGTAGATGATGTAATAGTAAAGGGACCAGTAATAGTTGGTGGTGTTGTAGAAGGTGTTGAACTAGCATCTGCAGGATAATCTCTAAAGAATAAAGTTATTTTTGCATTACCTTCTAAGTTTTTAAAGTCCGGTATAAATCTTTTAACACGCATAATTAATTGACCATCTCCACCTAAACCTTGTTCAGATATATCATAGTCTCCAGATCTAATAAAAGCAGCAATAGTTGTTTTATTACCAGCTGAATCTACTTCATTAAATCCACTTTCTTGTTCCCAATACTTAGTAGAACCTGGCGTAGATGTTACACCATTAATAGTTGGAAATGTAGGTGCAACACCTACGATATATTGAGTTGCATAAGGTAAATCAAAAGTATCAGAGTCTTGATAAGTTGTTCTAGCTAAAGATCCGGTAACCCATGTATTTTCTAAATAGTTATATACAACGTTTCTATCTATTTGTGTTTGCCCTGACTTTGCATAAAACCAACCTACTTCATTATATAATGAATTAGTAAATGCATAAACAATTTCACCAGCATTATAATTAATTCCTAAATTGTCTGTACCAATATCTGTAAATACAAAGTCTTCTACAAGTGATGGTAATTGTTTTACTGTTCCATCATATACAAAGAATCCACCAGAATTACCCATCCAAAATACAGCGCCCTGTGCAAATGCCATTGCATGTTGACCAATACATCCGCAATTTGTACCAACCTGTCTAACAGAGAATGTAAATGGAGGACCAACAAATTGAATAACGTATGCAGCTTGATCCGTTAATACAAAGATATAATCTTTACCTTGTATAGCCCCTCGAATCTCGTTACCTGTATCTAGTCTAAATGTTCCTGCAGTATTCGTTACTGTTGGTGCCCAAGTATTAATGTCTTCTTGATTTGAAAATCTTATAAACATTGGATCTTGAGATGTTGTATCTCCAATAGTTGTTTCAGTACCGATTGCAAATAAATGTCTATCTCTATCTGATATAATTGTCATAACAGATGCTGTTGGAGCGTTTGCAACAACTGTAGCTCTTGTTGCAAGAGCAGTTGATCCTACAGGACTCCAAGTAAATATTTTACCATTCTTAACTGTAGCAACGAGTATCTGGCCAAAGTTATCAAGTGACCAGGAGGCAGCGGCTAATGTTGTTGTAGTTGTATTTGATTGTAATCCCCAACCAACCCAACTTGAAGCATCAGTTACAATTGCATTATCTAAATGTGATGCTGCAGTTGTACCATTGGCACCTCTTCCACAACCTGTAAAAGTTGTCCCAGTTAAACCTGTATAAGTAATTAATTCAGAATCAATATCTATTGTACCGGTTGCTGGAAATCCTGTTGTTGAATCAACTGTAATTGTTGCAGCTGAATTATTTAATGCTCCATTTAATTGATTTGTAAGTGAGGTTGGAATTGATCCTCCCCAATAACCTGTTCCAAATCCAAAAGCTGGAGTTTGAAATATTGGTCCTATAAAAATATAAGGAGTTGTAGTAATAGTTCCCCCTGCTGTAACTCCTGTTCCAGTTTCTGTAACTGGCATGGTAACTGTAAAAGTAGCTGATGTTGGAATTGATAAAACTTCAAATGTATTAGTTGTAAAATTTGCAGATGTAAAACTTGTAGTAGGGCCTCCAGGTGTTGTTACAGATGTAAATATAATGTAATCTCCAACTTCTAATCCGTGTGCTACTTTATTAATAGTAACTGTTGCAGAACTTGTCGTTGAAGTATAGGTGCAAGACGTAAGAGCTGTACCAAGCGGTGTAATATCATAAAATACATTCTCGTAATAAATAACTAATAATTTAGAAGTACCAATCGCGGCATATTTTTTACCATCTAATGCAGTCCAAGTATGTTGATCTCGAGCGGGACCTGCCAATGTTGAAGATAATAACTGTTCAAATCCACCTATTTTTTCTGGTTCTCCGTATCTAAATCTTACAAAATCACCATCAATCCATTGCCCTTCGGCTCCGGTTGCAGTCTGTTGTTTATTGAATCCAGGTTTAAACTGTATTTTTTGTAATGGCATAAAGTAGCATTATACATGATTATTTTATAAAAGCCAGAAAGCTTATATATCAGATACTTAACTATTTAATATACCCTTTAAAACCAGTGTTTTATTATTATTTGAATTGTTTTCCAGTTATCCAAGTAACTAATGAATTTCTTGTCCCTTTAGTTACAGGCATAACTTCATGTAATACATAAGAAGGAAATAATATTAATGTTCCTTGTGTTTTATCCATAATATTAGCTTTATCATCATCTCCATCATATAATTTAAGTTCACCACCTTCATATTCATCAGGGTTTGTAAGTTGTATAGATATTGATAATTTTCTAACTGGTATATTCATAGATCTATCAACGTGTTTACCATACTTACCAGATGGTGCTTCATAATTGGTAAATTGAAATCCTTCATTTAATCCGAATAAATCAAACTTAAAAAATCTTTCATTAAGATTTAAAGTTATATCCGTTACTCTACGAAATACCCAATCTATTTTATCTACTGGGTATAACCAAGATATTTTAGAATCTCTTACATCAGATTCTCCTTTAGTTGTTCCTTTTATTAAACCTTTATTTTTTGCAATATTGATTATTGTTTGACATTCTTCTTTTGAAAATGCGTTATTCCAAAATGCGTAAAGATTAACTTGATCTACTTCAAAATTCCAAGATGAATTTTCAAATTTAGGTTCTTCTTTTTTTAATTTTATTATTTCTGACATTCTTTCTATTTTATATATAAATATATCTTATTTGTAAATACTATACTTCTACTATATCCCAAGTCAATGTTGATTCATTCCAAGTATATCTATTGTCATTTATTGGCATAGCAACTGGTGCTTCCCAGCGACAAGTATCTTCGTTTAATATCCAAGAATTAAAAGGTTTAGGTGCTATAAAAGCATCTCTTTGTTGATCGTATTGATAACCAACTCCTGCGTAATTTTTTCTAAAAGTTCTATTGTATGAAGTTTGTTTCCAAACATCTCTTGTATTGTAAAGTTTATTTATAAAATCTGAACCAAGTTTTCTTGTTCAACTCCATTACTATCTGTAATTACAGAATTATTAATTGATATAACTTTTTCAATTATATTTCCTGTTCCTAATTTTGCAAAATAAGCCATAAATTTATCCTGTTATAGTTCCTGAATCATTAAATACTATAACCTTATCAGAACCATCTGTTGTAACTGTAGGCGAACCTGTAGTAGTTCCTGAATAATCAGCAGTAGGAATACGAAGTATTACAACTCCTTTACCACCTGCACCACCACCACTTTGTCCACCTCCTCCTCCACCACTTCCAGTATTAGCAGGTGCTGCTGACCCACTTCCAGTATATGAAGAACCAGCACCACCACTCCCAGAACCCCCAGCACCTCCAGAACCAGTATACGAACCACCTCCACCGCCTCCTGCTCTTGTTACTGAAGGACCAGTTATTGAAGAAGCTAAACCACTTCCTCCTACTCCACCATTACCATTAGCATTACCACCAACAGAACCTGCTGTATTAGCACCTCCTCCTCCACCTCCAGCACTTAAATTGTCTCCATCAAAACCTCCAGCTCCACCATTTCTACCTTGATTTGCTGTTCCTGAACCAGCAGTACCTCCTGCACTAGTACCAGCACCTCCTCCTCCACCTGAACCTCCTGCATTACCAGAACTTGCAGTTCCACCACCAAAACCTCCACCTCCTCCTCCAGTAGAAGTTATGGTTGAAATATTTGAACCTGAAATTGATGAATTAACACCATCACCTCCTCTATTATTACCAACACTAGCACCACCTGCACCACCTGCACCAACTGTAACTGTATAAACAGTTCCTACATTAAATGTTAACTTTGCTTCAGCACTTCCACCACCACCAGAAGTTCCTGTAGAAGTTCTATATCCTCCAGCACCTCCACCTCCAGCACCTGTTTGACCAGATGGAGTACTTCCTCCACCTCCTCCACCAGCTATTACTAAAAAATCTACTGAATAAGGTTCTGGTCCTAAAGCATCTGTTCCTTCATTAATTCCTGATGTTGCAAGCCATCCTTGTGTTGCATCTATAAAAGTTAAAATTACACCTTCTCTTTCGCCATTCAATGCTAAATTGTCTGTTGCACCTTCTATTTTATTTCCATTTGGATTAATTATAATTGGATTTATATCTGCTGTACCTGCGTAATCTACTAATTGAACTTGAGCTCCTGCGGTAGGTGTTCCTGAAGGTAAAGTTACTGTACAAGCAGCTGAAGTTGTATTTATAAAATATGCTCTACCTGCTACAACAGTTATAGTACTTGTTGTAACAACTGATTGCCATGCAAGACCAGCGTCTGCAAAACTTAAAACTCCTGAACCATTTGTAACTAATGCTTGATTAGCTGAACCATCAGCAGTGGGTAAAGTAAAAGTTAAATTTGATGCAACTGTTGTTCCAGCTTTAAGTGCAACATATTGACCTCCTGTTGAATCTTCAAATCTTAATTCATTTTGATTTGGTAAATTTATTTGCTCAAAACTAGATGCAGAAAAATTAGCGTTAACATCTACAATATTTGTACCATCTGCAAAAAGTATTTTAATACCTTTATCAGTTGTTGAAAAAGTTGTTCCTGTTCCGCCTGCTTGTTTAAATTCTACTGTAAATGCACCAACCGTACCATTAGATACAATATATGTTTTTTCAATACCCGTTGGAATTGTTACAACTTGATTTCCTGTAATTGTTCCTGTTAATTTTATAACTGCGTTTCTTGCATTAGATAATGTTGCATCTGTCATTACTAAAGTTGTGGTCTGAGCTCCACCTGCAATAGATATTGATTCAAAACCAGCAATTGCTTGTTGTACTAAATTTAAATTTGTGTTTGTAATATCACCCCATAGTCCGGCTTTTTCGCCAGTAACCATAAGTTCTAGTTTGAGGTCTGTAGAATAACTTGATGCCATATTAATTCCTATTTTATAATTTTATGCGGCTGTGTCAATCTCTGTCCAAGTTGCAGCAGTCCCGGTATTTATTTCAGTCCAGATTTGATTATTTATACTATTTAACGTAATAGTCAACGAATTTCCTGTTAAATTTACAGTAACATCAGATATTACAGTAACTGAATTTAAAGAAGCTGTTAAATTTTGACCTGTTACATCAACTAAAGTTAATAAATCAAGATTCACTGAATTTAAAGAAACTGTTAAATTTTGACCTGTTACAACAGCATCGGGCTCTGGATCTACACTTCTTAAAGTGGTTGTTAAATTTTGACCTGTAACATTACCAAAACCATCGGCTGAAATAATAACACTTACATTGTTTAAACTTAAAGTTAAATTTTGCCCTGTTATTGTAGGTATTGTATTAGCATCGGCTATAACAGAATTTAGAGAAGAAGTTAAATTTTGACCTGTAATATCTACTGTTGAATTACCTAAAACTATAACAGAATTTAAATTAGCTGTTAAATTTTGCCCTGTAACATTAACATCTGTAGTAATAAGAGCTGTAACAGAATTTAAATTAACTGTTAAATTTTGTCCTGTAACATTAACATCTGTAGTAATAAGAGCTGTAACAGAATTTAAATTAGCTGTTAAATTTTGTCCTGTTAAATCTACGTTAGCATTTGCTAAAACTATAACAGAATTTAAATTGGTTGTTAAATTTTGCCCTGTTAAATCTACGTTAGCATTTGCTAACACTATAACAGAATTTAAATTGGTTGTTAAATTTTGACCTGTAACATCAACACTAATATCACTTTGATTACCCCATGCTCCAATATTCCAACCAAGTGCTCCCCAAGTATTATTCGTAACATCCATGGAATTACCCATACCTGAACCGTGAACATTACAAATGTAATAAAAATCTTCTGTTTGAGCTACTGTGATTTCTATGTATCTAACTGTAGCTGCATTAAATAAAGATGTGTTAGTGTAATTAGCTTGATTAGATGCACCATCTAAATAATAACTTACACCGCTTGATATAATTCCAGCATTACTAGTTGTAGTAGATAAGATTAATGGATGACCATTATTATTAGCAGCGTTTTGATTAAATCTAAAAGTTCCGCCTGTTACAACTGGAACGATGGGTTTTTGAACACCATCAATATAATAACCACCACCTGTACCTGCAGGGACTGTGACTATAAATTCAACCATAATAGGTTACTCCTATTATGAGATTGTTAGTATAGCTGCTGATGTTGTTGCTGCTGGAAATTGAACTGTAAATGTTCCTGCTGTTGCTGTTTTATCTCCACCGAAATCTAATACTGCCACTGCTTTATTAGAAGAGGATGTGTTATAAATTAAAGCTCCTGCTGCAGTTAAAGTAACTCCAGTAAAAGATATATCTGCAAAATCTATAAATGCTACACCACTTGAAACAACTGGTGATATATTTACTAAAACTCCACCACCCGTTACGTACTGACCCGTGTTTGCAACTTCTGCTGTAGTTGAAAAAGAAGTTGTTGCCGAACTCATTACTGAAGCAGATGTGTATAATGCTAATTTAAAAACGTTTCCTGTAGTCGCTGTAAAGTTATGTGTTCCAGTTAGAAGTTCTCCTCTAAAAGAATTTGGTATTGCTTGTGTTATTGCCATAATATTTTCCTATCCTTGTTTTTGAATCTGAGGTGAACCTTCTTGATATTCATCTCGTCTTCTTCTTCCCATTTGTTCAATAGAGAATCCTTGTAGCACACTTTGATACTTTTGTTCATAAAATTGTATCATGTCTGCCGGACCCTTTAAAAACCCGTATGCCTCAACAAGGCATGCATACAATAAACCAGTGGGAAACTGATTACTTAAATATGTTGTCGTATTATTAGCAGATAATCCTGCTGGCTTCAAGATATAATTTAATTGCATGGTATATGTCAAGTTTGGAATAGGGGCTAATACTAGTTGTCCTGCATCCCAATAGCTAAAATACTTAGGTAATCCTTGTGCATTAGTACTATTATATTCATTAATAAACCCAGTATCTCTATATTCTACCACAGCATTAGGGCCAGTATATACAGCACTTGGAATAATTTGAGCTTCTCTTATAATTAATAGTTGATCAGGTGATATAGGAACACTTACATAAGGTTGACCTGCAATAATAGTTGCAGTTGCATATTCTCTATTATTATCAGAATCTACTTCTCTTAAAATTCTATATTCGGCATCTAATATAAATCCATTAACAATTGTTGATGTAAATACATTTGCATCTACCTCAGTGTAATCTCTAATTTTTTGTACTAATTCTGCGTATGTCATATTAAGCTTGTAAAGTTACTGGACCTGCGGAACATTGTGCTCCACCACCAGAAACGTCTCCATTTGTTGCTGTACTTGTACTTAAAAAATAAAAATAATTTAACGTATCACCTACAATACCAGATGAATTTATTTTTCCAACTACAATAGAAAATCCATTTGCATTTGAAATATCTGTAACATTATCAAAGGAAGGAACATCTTCAAATGAGGTCTCGCGCGTGGGCGTACCCGCGACCAATACTTCAGGGGGTCCTCTAAATCTTACAATATTACCTGTAGATCTACCGTGATCTTCTGAATAAACATTTACATAGGTACTACCTGCATATTTAGTAGTTATAAATGGATCAGGTGTAAGTTCAATTATAACAGGTGGTTCAACTCTATCAGGATGTGCATATTGTAAACCTTGTGGATCTGCAACTGCAGGTTTTGGATCAAGCTGTGGTTGTTTAGCTTCATATTCAGAAGTATGTACCCATGAACCATTCCACTCTTGTACCATTTCTTGATATGGAAATCTCTGACCTGATCGGTCAGAAATCATGTAAGCATATTTTCCTCTAGATAAATTTCCCATTATGCTCCTGGATAGTAAAGTTTAGGTGTTATAAATGAACTTGAAGAAGAGCCATCGCTATCTAATGCTCTTAATAATTCATCCTCATATAATAATTTCATTTCTTGTGTTCTTTGTGGAGCAAACTTAAGTGCTAAATAATAAGATAGTCCCGCGCACA